TTTTGACTTCAATTCACCGTTGAAGTTACCTTGCGACGCAGAAGCCCTGCACCAAACACGACGTGGAAGCCCCACCCCCTCACCCCGAAGCGGAAGCCCCGCAACACCTCACGCTCCACCTCGCCTCGATGTCTAGGTACCAACATCTAAGTGAGCTCGAATGTCCCTCTCCCCCCTCTCCTTCTGGGGAGCCCATGGACTCATTTTCCTCGTCTGTGTCTTCCGAGAACTCTTCTCCGGAGGACCTTCTTTCTATCGCTTTTGGTCCCGGTTTCTCAACACCCCTCTCTGGCTCGCTTTCTTCCTGCAGCTCCTTTTCGCGCTATCTGGAATGGCTTCAAACTCCTTTGCATTCCGACTTTTCGAAGGGTATTTCATGCGACGCACTCCTATCCGAGTTGAAACCACTTCTCGAGACTGGGGACTCCGCAGCCCGGTTCTCCCAAGATTCAGCCATCAGTCTACAGGCGTCCAAGCGTCTCCGATTGAACGCGACGTCGCAGAACCTTCCCCACGCTTCAGAAATTTCGGTTCTGGCTGACAACTTCCGTTTGGCCAACTTTTTTCGCGACGGCGATATCCGCCTTCGCAGCGTCTCTCCAAAGTGTCCTTCGCCCGCTGCCGAGCGCCCCGTTCCGTTTTCTCGCCATGAACTGTCCGACTTCATGCATCTTGCCAAGTTGGTGTGCCTCGGCCACTGTCTCGATAGCGTTTCTCCTGGCGTCCGAATTGCTCCCACCATCTTTGAATCCATTTGTCAAACTTTTCTGACCCGCGACTCCTGCCCACGCTCCGTCTGGGCAGGCAAGCTTGACGAGTTCCTCTGGAACATTCAGATGGCCTTTCAAGAGGTGCTTACAGCTCAGCTTTTCACCAACGGTTTCGCCGGCGTTCTTGTCCCATCTTACATGACCCATCTTGTCTGCGCCATTCAATCTTTGATGGAGGACTTCGGCAGTGAGCAGATGTCGCAGGCGAAGGAGTCGATTTCCACTGCCCTCCGCACTGATTGTCTCTCTGATTTAGCTTACACCAAGTCTCAAATCTCTTCCGGTGACTATGGTCACTTCGGCAAGTTTGCACCCGCTCTCAGGAACAGCCGTTGTCTGGTCAGCCTCCTCCTCGGTCCGTCATTGGCCCACCACCACAAGGGGGACCCTGATTCTCCAGTGGTCCGTCAAAGCTCTCGCTCCACCATCTGTCAGGCTGATGGCTTTTGCTACCTTCGCCTGGTCGGACGTCGCAATCGCCGCTTCTTTGCTGCCACCTTCGGTCCTCACGTCAAGGGCAAACTGGTGAAGCTGATGTCCTTCGCAACCGCCGGTGCCACTGCTGCTTCTCGCTTTCCAAATGTGACTCTTGACCCCTTCGGCTCTAGCTCAGAGATTCAGGCTCATTACATGTCCACTGATAAGCTTCTCCTGCCAGATCTGGCTGTTCACCCTTTCTCTCGCAACGATTTGGACCATTGGGTCGGTTCCGCTTTCCGCAAGAACAATACGGTTTCCGACCGTCTTGGACCAGGCTTTGCCCAGCTTTCCTCGACTATTCATAACTCTGGCTTGAATAATGACTACGTCCCTCATCTCCAAGGTGCCCTCACTGAGACCCTCGATGTCTGTCCGTACGCCATGTCAGTTGAGTTGCAAGCCAAGCTTTCCACCCTCGGCGCTCCTGTGAACCCTCTTGCTGCTCTGGCCCATCCCCATCCTGCCCACAAGAATTTGGAACAGTTCATGCTGAGAGTCAAGCTGCGCAGTCATATCATTTCGCCCACTACCGTCATGTTCATGAAGCGTGGAAAGTTTAACGACTTGCAACAGCGCCTTCCCCTCGTCACCAATTTGGAAAACGTCAAGATCGACGGCAAGGACATATCCCGTTATCCCCTTGCTACAACCGCCTGGCCCAGGTCTATCAAAACCAAAACGGTCTTCATGCACGACGCCGCGCATTATCTCTCTCCCGGCTTCGTTGCCTCATTTTTCGAGCGCTACCACGATGTCGACCATGTGTTGATGACTGGAATCTTTCCCGTGGAAGTCGCCTTTGATCGCCCGAGCTTCCACCCTAACCTCTATGAGATTAGGAAGATGGACGATGACAAGTTCGCCTACATTCTTGAGGGATGCTCTGATGACTATTACGTCCACGACCGCCGCAGTCTTGAGTGGCTTTCTCTTTCTGGCATCCGCTCTTCTCATTCGAACACCGTTTTTTCTGTGACCATTCTTGAACGTGCCGCTGCCCACACTCTCATCAGGGTTAGTCGCGAAGTTCCCTCTGTTCCCGAGAAGTGGCGTTTGTTCGATAGTCCCGACGAAGTGGAAATTCCAACTCTGGGTGGCCGCGACCTCAATCATCATTTTAAGACCGTCCCCAGGGACGTCTTTCGTGAGGTCCTTATGCATTCATTGAGTCTGACCACCAAGAAGCGCGAATCCACTCTTGCTAAGGCCCGCACGTATAGCAGTTCCAAGTCTTATCAGCATTACGATGCCGACACTTGGGTCGCCATCGCCGATGCTGTTTACGCCATCGCAACTTCGGAAGCATCCGGGGTCAAAGCTTCCTTCAAGGATAGCTCTATCCGCCGTGTCAAGGAAACTTTCCTTTCGGTGGTGCAACCCAAACTTCGTTTCCTCCTTCCCGCACTCGATTTTGCCTCAATCGTCTCCGCATCAGTGGCTTGTTGGCGCTTGGCTCGTTTCCTCGCTCTAATCACTTCTCCAATCGGTGGACTTCCTGCTTTAGCCGTTGCAGCTTTAGCCTCGGTCACGATAATCCTGACTCTTGGCGCCTTCACTCCTCTTGTTCGAGAGTTCGGCTCTGATTACCTTTCCAAGGTATCTTCCTTCATCACCGCAGTCGAAATGCCACTTGCCGTTGCAGGCTTGGTATGCCTTGGCCTTGCCACCCCCACTTTGAGCTTTTGGCTTGCCAAGGTGGGTTTGAAGCTTGGGATTGTCAACGCTGTCATCGACCCACTTCTCGCCTGCACCTTCTTCCGCGGCCTCAGTGGATTGATTGGCTACCAGGCTCCGGGCATTGAACTGCAACTCCTTCTCAATAGCATCAATCACCGTGAAGACATCAAGGTTCGTTGTCGCATCGCAACCACTTTTCGGTCCGCCGATTTGATGTCTGGCGGCTTCTCGGTGGGCACTAGCAGCCACCCAGATTCTGACACAAACCCCGATGATCCTGGCAAGTGGCTTGGGCTGTACAAACGTCTTTCACCTGTCAAGCGATACTCTGTGGATTGGGATGTTCAGTCTCTCCCTGAGAGTTTTTTGTCCGAGGCTGACACCATGTCCGATTTGGCCTCCACCGCCTGCTACGATCCAGACGCTCCTACTCACGTCTCAGTGGCGGAGTGGCCACTTGAGCAATCTCTTGCTGTTCTTCCTGAGGCCAAACGTTCCGAGCATTCCGGAGAGTCCGGCCTTGCCAACATTTACGAGATCTTTCATCTCGACGAGTCGGATGTCCTTGAACTTCCTGGCCAGTTCTGCTCTTCTGAATGGCCCGGCTATGAACCTTCTTATCCAAAGAATGATTGTCTTCTCGTGGCCTTTTCGACTATTACCAAAGTCTCTGTCAACGTTCTTTGGAATGTTCTTTCTCGCAAACTTGGCAAGGAATTGACGGACAGCACTGAGGTCCGGGAGATTGGTCTCACCACTGAATGCCTTGTTGCTCTTTGCTACGAGTACCGAATTAAGGTTGAGTGCCGTGGCGAAATTCCTGACGGCCATCCTCGCGTAGTTGGGTTCTCCAACCCAGACCAATCCAAAATTCCTTTCGACACCATCCGTATCTACTACCGACCCGGCCATTGGTATGCTGAGGATCAACGCTCGAAGCCCGGCAGGTATTCCGCTCCAAAGCGTGCCCAGCCGGGTCCAAGGGGCGTCCTGAATTTGCCCAAGTACGCTCGACAAGCCCTGGCCTTCCGTGATGCCCACAACTCCTCCGGTTGTGAGAATTTCTTTGAGTACAAAACCACTCCCTCCCGCGCCAAGCCTTACACCTCTGATTTGAAGAACGGTTTCACTGGCACCCTCCGCAGCTGGGAGGGAAAGCAATTGGATAAGGGCTTCACTCAATCTTTGGACGCCACTCTCGACAACTGCAAATCTCGCACGGTCTTCATTTCCGTCCGTCTGGGAGATATTGGCTGCGCCAAATCAAGCCCTATTCAGCAATATGTCAAGAGTTTGTCCGACTCAAATGCTTTGTCCGGCCTGTCAGTGTGCATTGCCGTTCCTCGTACTGAACAACGCAAGGATTGGTTGGCGGTTACAAACCTCGACGACAAGAACAAATGGCGCGTCAGCACCTTCGAAGTCGCTCTCACTCACACATGTCAACTTCTGATCATTGATGAAGTTTCCCAGATTCCCCCTGGCTACGTTGACACTTACCTTGCGATGAACCCTTCCTGCAGCGCCGTTATTCTTGTCGGCGATGTTTGTCAGGGAAATTTCCACGAGCCTCACCCGGAGGCCAAAATCAGAGCTCTTGAACCAGAGTGTCTCTACTTCAAGAACTTCGCCACTCGCTACCTGGACTATTCCTTCACCGTTCCCCGAGCAGTCGCCAAAATGTTCGGCATCAACACTTTTTCGAAGGAAGAAGGTTTTGTCAGAACTGTCAGGACTATTGACACTGTACATGGCAACCCAGTTCTTTGCGCCAGCGATGCTGAGGTCAGACTGTATTCGGATCTGGGTTGCGAGGCCTACACCTTTTCGGGTGCACAGGGCAAGCGCTTCGACTACGTCCAAATCTCTCTGGGCTCGGCCGCCGCCACCGTCGTCAACCCTGGCTTGATACGCTCTGCTTTCGGTCGCGCCCGCATCGGCGTCTACGTCATTTTGGGACCCAATGTTTCTACCCAACGCACAGCTAGTGTGAACCCTGCCACAGCTCCAATTTTCGATCCCACCCGTTCAGCTGCTTTCCTGGAATTGCTCACCGAGCTTCGTCGTGGCCTCCGTATGGATCGTAAGACTTCGGCCACTGGCGGTTCTCCACTTCCTGACCGTGGGTCCGATGCTCTTCAGGTCCTGTTGTCTGACAATCAGGAAGACTTGCCTGTCTCTAAGTCGTGGCCCGCCGATCCTTCTTCCGGTCCTGACACTCACATGCCTCCCGAGAATCCTGAGCGCATCTTCGAGAATTGGGGAACCCTCCCAATCCGTGAGGATCGCGAAGTCTTTGTCCAGAACACCCAGTCCAAACAATTTGATGACGCCAACGTCTTTTCTGGTCGCGCTGGATACCGAGGCATTGAACAGATGTTCCCACGCCAAACGACAACTGACAAAGTCACTTTCCTCACGGCTGTCAAGAAACGTCTTCGGTTTGCCAACCGCACAGACAATGTTGCCGACTACATCGGAAAGAAGTTCCTTGGCCCTGTTTTGCTGGATGCTTGGCTTCACATTTCCGGCATGCGCGACATGTCTCCTCCACCCTTCGATCCTCTGCTTTACGCCCAGTGTATTTACGAGAATGAGTTTGTCAAGCTCACCAGTAAGTCCCAGAGCACCCTTCTCAACAATGCCGATCGTGCCGATCCCGACTGGCGCCACACCTTTGTACGCATTTTTTGCAAGGGTCAGTTGAAAGCCAAAATGGAGGCCATCATGTCGCCTTTCAAAGCCGGACAAACTTTGGCAAGCTTCCAAGATTCCGTCATTCTTATCACCGGCCCAATGACTCGGTATCTTGTCCATATGCACAATTCCCACCGCCGAGAAGGTCTGTATTATCATGCAGGCCGCAGCCCTGTTCAGATGGCGTCTTGGTGTCAGGCAAACTGGAAGGATGAGCCGCTTCACACCACCAACGACTACACTGCATTCGACCTCAGTCAACGCGGTGAGGCCTTGGCTTTTGAGATCCAACAGCTTCGCTGGTTCTCCATTCCTGATGATGTTGTGGAGTATTATTACGCCATCAAGGTCGATATGACCTGTCAATTTGGCCCTCTTGCTACCCTTCGCCACACTGGTGAAGGTCCCACCTGGAAATTCAACACCGATTTCAATGCCGCCGTGCTTTGGTTACAGTACAACTTGTCTCCAAATGCTCCAGTTGCTGTCAGTGGAGATGATTCAGCCATCTGCGGGTCTCCGTCTGTTCGAGACAGCTGGCCCAACATTCAACGCTACCTTACTCTTGTGCCCAAGACCATTCGCTCACCACAGGCCGAGTTCTGCTCCTGGTTTTTGACCCCTTATGGGTGCATTAAGAATCCCACTATCACTTTTCTCAAACTGCAGATAGCAAAAGATCGCGGCACCCTTCCAGAAGTTCGCGAGTCCTATGCCTCTGAAATTGCCTTGGGATACCATATGGGTGACAACGCCTTTCCTTATCTTTCTGATCTTGATCGCGGCTCCCAAGCTCTCTTGGTCAGAGAGTTCGTAACCACCCTTCCCAAACGCTTTTCCATGCTTTTTACTCGCCAATCCCTGTTCGATTCTTTCATGCAGCTTGGCAAGGATGCCGCTGCAGAAGCCTCAGCTCGTTTTGAACAGTCGCTTTGGATGCTCAACTCCTCT